TTGATGTATCGGAAGAAATCATTGTTGATACACTGCCTGTCAAAAAGTCGAGTTAATTAAAAGATGAAATACTAGTTGAATGGTAATCCTTCATCATCAACTCCATCCGGTATATTCATGAATCCATCAGAGCTTACAGATGATTTTAATTTACTTGAGGAACCCTGATATCCACCACCATTATCGCTTGCCCAATTACTGTCTGCAAATTCCTGAGTATCTATAATAACCTCAGTTGTATAAACCTTCTGACCTTCTTTGTTTGTATAGCTTCCTGTCTGAATACGACCTGAAATCAATACCCTCATTCCCTGTCTAAAATACTTCTCTGCGAATTCCCCGGCTTTATCAAATGCAATACATGGTATAAAGTCTGCGTTCTGTTCAGATGAATCTCCTCCACGTTTGAAACCTCTGTCTACCGCAAGAGTATATCTTGCAATTGCCATGGATTTCTCACCACTTGAATATCTCACTTCCGGATCTCTTGTAAGTCTACCCATCAATATTACTCTGTTCATTTTCATTCTCCTTCTTAATTCTTCTTATCTGTCTTTTCAATTTTCTATCTACTATGAGTGATACTTGCGTCTTATCAGCTTCATCATCTAGTAGCTGAGTTAACATAATATGAACATCGGCTATCTCTTCTAAAACATCTTGTGACAAACCATCTTGGTCAGACAATAAATTCTTCTGTAAAGCAACTATAAGTTCTCCTAACTCTTCAATGGTTTTAGCCTTTTGATGTCGCAAACCGTAATGTTTTAATATCTGTTTTGATAATTCTCTAATCATATCTTTCGCATCAATCAAATTTAAGCAGACCATCTTCCAGCAATCTATAAAGCACTTCCAAATATGTATACCCTGCAGTAAAACTAAGATTTGGGTCTTTATGTATACGATTGTCATCTTCTTCCCAAATTTCTATTTTAAAATCCGAATCGTCCACAAAAAATACAACCTTATCTTTTTCTATGCATAAGTAATAACATTCATTGTTATCTGTACAAGGCTTAAATCCTATTTTTTCAAACTCTTCAATATCTTTGTCAGGCAATATCTCAACTAACATGTTTTCCCCTTTTTATTTATTGAATCTTTACTTTTTTCAACTTGCTTTTAATAGCGTCTTTAAGCCTCTCAATTGATTCAAAAAGATAATTATTTAAATCGGCTAAAGTATTTCTCATTTTTTCTCCTTCTACTTCTCTTCATCATTTTTTTTACAATTAATTTGATTTGTATTAGACTCTATTCCTCTTAGTGACATCTTCTCTCCTGTTATCTCCAGTAATTCTCTAAGCTTAACCGGGAGTTTTCCAATATCCTTTTCTCTTTGTAATATAGTTCTGTAATTTCTTATAAAATTTGACTGTATAACACTTTGTACTGTATCCATATCCATTCTTGCCCACTCTTTAAGCACATCACTTCTTCCAATTGTTTTCTGAATTACAATTGGCAGTTTCTCAAATTCTTCTTTTGCATGATAATTTGAATTTGCAATCGCCTTGTTTACTATTCCCCATGCTTCAAGCTCAGTCATATCAAATTTCTTTACCGGAATTTGATCTATAAGTTGACCGGGTGAAGGTGCAAACCCTTTAGTATCACTTAATATATATGCATGTAAAGCAGCCTTAATACCCTCAAATTGATAGGGAGCTAGTATTGATGCCCATATATCTACTGTAGCCTTAACATCTATCGGCTTATAATTTGAGTAAGTATAGGTCATTATCATTATGATTTCTTTTACTTCATCTCTTGTCATACTTTATCCCAGTCTATGCCACCTTTCTGAGTATAGTTGTTAAAATTCTTACTATTGTTGCTATTGTTTTTCAATGTATATAGATCCTGCCAGTTATTCATAATAGACTGGTTGAGAACCTCTATAGCTCTGTCATTATCTATATTCCCATCTAAAGTAGATAGTTCTTTTAGCTTTTTAACCAGTAAATCTACTGTGTGCTGTGTTGAAATCGGTTTTTTAATTCTTTCTCTCATTTTTGCAAATTCTAAAAAAGCTTCATTAAGTTTTTCATCATAAGAAAAATAGGAAAAATCCAATATAATATATCCACATTGATATAAGTAAGCCTACTTGCGCAAATATAACGCTTAATATTAAAGTGTTTTTTAATGTGGTTTCTTCCACAAAGTATATTTATAATTCGGCTTTTATAGCAGTTTATCCGCCCTGCTGTATAATCTTGGCTTTTATAGTAGATTAGTCCAACCCTACTGCTAAAATCAGCATATATAAACTTCTTTTCCCGTTATAGCCTGTACTCTTTCCTTAAACACCTCTGCATTACTGTTATCATTACTTAGATGTAAAAGATATATCTGTTTTACCAGGCTTAAATCAAATGACTCCAATGTTTGTATAGTTGTATATATGCTCATATGAGAAGTTATTACTCTCTTTGCTCTACCTGAATCCTTATAATTAATTCCTGCATTCCTTAAAAGTATATCCGGATCATAGTTAGCTTCAATCAAAATATGAGTAAGGCCCTTAAATATATAGCGAATATAATATGTATCTGTCAGGTACAATAATTTTTCTTTAGTTTCCTTACTGTATACTAAAAATCCCAAGGGCTCGGGTACATCATGCTCTACATCAAAAGGAAGTATCGTAAATGTACCTACCTCAAATTGTTCCAATGCCTTCACTTTATGGATACGGTGTCCTTTTAAATTCGCCATATCAATAGTACCTTGGCTTGTATAAATGCTTACACCTAACTTTGCCAAATCCTTTGCTGCTTTCACATGATCGCTGTGAGCATGTGTAACAAGGCAACCGCTTAACCTTGATACACTGTAGTCACATCCCACTTGAATCTTTGCCAAAGTTATGCCTGCATCAAGTAGCAAACTACTTTTTCCATCACTTATATAGTATGCATTTCCACTGCTACCTGATGCTATAGGTCTTATTATCAAAATTCCGGTTGATTGCTTATAATCTCTTCAGATTCTTCAGCTTCCTGCGGTTGTTCATCAGATTTTTTAGATATTGATGCAACCTTGATGTTTTCTTTAACCTTTGTCATAGCATCATCTTCTATATCTATTACTAGCTGTCCTGCATTAGATCTTATAAGTTCCTGTGCTTCCATATCAGCCATTCTTATCTCCTGTAACTTCATATATTGATAAGAATCATCTATTTTCTTAGGATCTCTAGGCATATTCTTTGCGCTGTAAACCTCTCTTTTTAGAGTTTTTAAGCACATTTCCTCATACCATCCGTCTGTCTCAACCTCTTTTCTCTTGCCCTTTTCCCAAACTGTCTTTGTACCACCCCAAAATTCTCCTGCAGCCTTTTCAGGTCTACGCTTCATAATGTCTTTCATAGTCATGATAATAAGTTTATTTTTTTCAGGATCTTTGTATTCTATATATCCAAATCCACCTACAATATCTCCTCTATCGAAAGCATTATTTATTTCAAACACATAGCTTTCAATTTTATTATCATGGCTACGCTTTATCGGCTTGAACGTATCTGTGCTATATACCAACTCTGTAGTTACTGATACCGGTTTTTCTAATGCATACTTAAGTGCAATGTACTGTATTCCGTTATAGCCTGGAATAAGAGTGACGGTATACATCTTTGTACCTAACTCACATGTCTTGTTATTATTCTTAAATGGAATTGCACTTAAATGATTGCTTTGCATCATATCAAGCCCCATTCTTGCATAATATACTACATCAAGTGCCAGTGCATTCAAATCAACAGTATTCCATGTAATAGGATTAGGATCATCATAAGAATGATCTGAATTATTGGCATTTTTATATATTCGCTTTTCTTCCGCTGCTTTCAATGCTCTATCTATTGATATAAAGTACCCTTGTATAAGTTGTCTCTGATAATCTGTAACCTGTATAGATCCGGCCGTACTTCCAAACTCCCTAAGTACCTTATTTGTAAATTTTTCACTATTACTTGTAAGCAATAAGCTTTGCTTTTCCTTAGTTGCTACTTCTGTTGCTTTCTCATTTGTTGCCATATTAATCCTCTCTTTCAAAATTTACAACTTTATCTTTTTTAGACACAATCAACTTTATAAGCTGTGTCTTTGTTTTATTAAACTTTGTCACTGACTCTGCATTATCTAAAAATAGCGGCATCTCAACTCCATAATACTCTGAAAGAGTATCTATAAGCTCAAGTCCGGCATTAATTCTTGCAGCATTATTTGCACTCTTAAAAGGTACTAACCCGGTCTGACATGGTACTAATGCTTCACAATCATCAGCTATACCTCCATTTTGTTGTTCAATGAAAAGCCTAAATTTAAGTGTCTTAAAACGATTATTTATTTTTTCATCCAACATCCTTGTCTTTGCTTTTATAAACTGCTCACAAAGATATAGGCCCTTACTAAGATTTTCATACTTTCCGGCAAGTTCATTTTCTTTTTCTTCAAGTTCTTTTATTCTTAGATCCTGTCTATTAAACATATCTATTTGTGCCTTCTTACTTTGTTCATTTTCCAGTTCCTCATTAAGCTTATCGAGTTTATCTTTTATAGCATTCTCTGTTACATTTGATGCAGACTTTATATCTCTTTGCATTAATTTAAGTTTTTCAAGTTCATTATTTAATTCCATATAACCTTGAGTAGACTTATATGGAGTAATGTCTACTAAAGAACTTTCTGCCTCACTTATAAGCTGTGATATATCTTCTTTCTTGCTTTTAAGCTCTTCAAGTTTTGATTCATAAGCTTTTATTTCTTCTTTTTTACTTTCTATCAATACCTTACTGCACTCAATTTTCCCCTTTTCATTAATGTCTGCAAGACGCTTAGCCTTTGCTATGTTAAATATCTTCTTTGATTCTTCTAATTGTTCTTCCGGAAGTTCTCTTTTACAGGTAGGACAGACAGTCATACCACCCCATTCCTTAACATTTTCCTCTGTATATTCCTTAAGCAAAGACTCTCTTTTTGATATGATTCGGTTAAGATCGTATTCACTTTCAGTGTAAGATGCAGATATATGCAATATTTCTTTATCCATATCTGAAAGCTGTTTTTGCAAGTCATTTATCCTTGCAAAAGTAATCTTATTCTTATCATTCTCAATTCTTATATGTTCCGTTTCTCCTACTGATATTTTCCTTTCAACTTCTGATATTTGATTAAGTATTGATAACAGTGCGGCATTCTCTTTATCTGAAAGTTCCAGCTCCAGATTCTTTTGTTCATCCCTTATGGCCTTTATTCTTTCGTCTATAACAGCAAGAATAAACTCATTTATATCAGGCTTTGCTTTTTGTGCCTCATCGATTCTTCCCGGAATATCTTTCAGCTCTTTGTCGGTTAATAACCTCTCCTTATCTGCAATCTGTCTATACTCATCAACTGTATATAGCTCTGTAGTATCCCCTTTCTTAATTAATATCTTACTAAGTTCTGATAGATCCGGATTTTGTGATATAACATCCTCAAAATCTACATCACCGCATATTTCAAGAAGAATTCTTCTTCTATCGGCTGTCTTCATGTTATCTAAAAAGTAATCATATGAAGTGAGCATCTTTGCAAGCTCTTCACTTTTATAAAGTTCAAGAAGAGTCTTTTTAAATCCTGTTTCATTTACCGGTACCCCATCTATCTCATAGTCTGTTGAATGTCCTGAGAGTATAGGATTAGCACCACCTCTTACTGTTTTATAAATCTCGTGAAAATCTTTCTTTAATACCATCTCTGCACCGGTATCAAGTTGCAGTGTAAGTTCTACGATATGGTTTAACTTGTGACTTCCTATTGTCTTAGGTGTATAATTTTTTTCCTGTGTAGATGGCTTTCCATACATAAGCCATGTAAAAGCATTATATATCGTGCTCTTACCTGTTCCATTATCACCATATACAGAACAATCTTTTCCTTGCATATCCAGCTCTAAACTCTTTATACCTTGAAAATTTTCAAGTTTCATTTTTAACAGTTTCATTTATCCCCCTATTTAACAAAAAGTACTATAGCTATCATAACTACATTCAACAATGCTAATCCTAATAATCCTGATAAAAATATTTTTTTCATATTGTAGGACAAAGCCTTTAGCTTTTTGACTTCTTTCTTAAGTGCAGTTATTTCAACTATCTGCATACCCTGTTTTTCTTCCAAAAAATTCAAATATCTATCCAGGGATACCTCTTTTCTATCTCCTGCTAATGTTTGTATTATTGCTCCTCCTGAAATTGACATATTTCCCTCCTTAATCTTGATAAATTTTCAGTTTTATATCTTTTTCCTCGCCTGCTCTAAGGCTTCCTCTTTCGATATCCAGAAGTACAAATCTGTAGAACTTACCTTAAATCTGTCATTTTCAAAATTCTCATCAAGTGATGGTTCCTGCAAACGAAGTTCAGCATCTCTATGTTTTAGCTTCATACTATCGGGGCACTCACCATCTTCCAGTGATTCTCCAATTGGGGTTATGCCAATTGTATACAGAATGTTAGTTCTGCATTTTCTCGCTGTGCCGGAACTTCTTAAAGCGAACCAAGGCAGTATTATTTTAACAAGATACTCATTACCGTCTTCGTCTTCTCCTATCGTCCATCCCGTAAACTCTCCCTCTGTCGGACATACGGGATAAACACCCACTGTATTATCAAATTCAGCTGTACTAATGTTTGTATCCTGAAGGTTTGCCTCTGTCAGATTTGCCTGTGCGAATGACGCACCGTCCAGATCCGCACCCTCAAAGCTTGCCTCTGTCAAGTTTGCTGATAAAAATACAGCGTCTTTGCAGTTCGTCTCATTAAAGTTTGCACTCCACGCATTTGCGCATGAGAAGTCAGCACCTTTTAAGTTTGCACCTTCAAAATTTGTACTGACAAGAACTGTATCTATAAAGCAAGCACCCTCAAGGTCCGCACCTTTGAAGTTTGCTTGCGATAAATTTCGCCCTGTAAAGTCAATCCCCCTCATGTCCATATTTGCGAAATCTCCATTTAAAGCCTCTTTTAAATCCTTTTTCATATTGCCTCCTTAATCATTTTCCACTGCCATCTTACAGGCCTTCGTCTTTGACTTGCAAACTCAGCCGTCTGCATTTTTATTCTCTTTGCTATCCACTTATCAAAACCAGCTGTGTCGAATATGATAGTCGAATTCGGTTTTGACGGGTCCACCTTTGTAGCGAACGTTTGCTTCGGGTCTCTATAAGCTTCCATAAGCAAAGGCTGTGGAAAACCTAAGCTTTTAAGCTCTGATATTTTCATTATTTGTTTTGGATACTCCATATTTTTCTCCTAATCTATCGCATACTTATCCCAAGTACTTTCGTCAAAGAAATCTTTGCCCATTCGGAAAATCTTTGTCTGTATTGACCCCGGACTATGTGATACTCTAAGTGCCGCTTCTTTGAATCCTCCGCCATTTTTCATTATTTCTTTGACAAGCCTAAGCTCGGTCTTTTTCCAAGGTGACCCTTGGGATACATAGTTCTTCCAAGTATCACTGTCATACAAATTGGCACCCATATTTCCAATCTTTTTAAATATAGATGAGTTGTTACGATTCAGCCTCTCTGCAATCTCTACAATTCTAATGCCTTTTTGTTTAAGTTCTGACAGTGTTGCTATTTCTTCTATAGTCCAGCCCCTACGTGTCTTGTAATCCTTTTCTTCTTTTTTCATAGTCTTCTTCTATCACTGGATAATTATCCTATCCTTAATCTCTCTTTCTGTTTCCTTAAGCATCGCATTTAAAATCGCAAGAGGTACTTTATATTTCTTGATTACCTCTATCAACTCTTCAATGCACGGCTCTGTATCAAAAGAGCCTCCATCCTTTGTTAGATACTTCATATTTTTCCCCTATTTGTTAGGAACACTCCCCATAAATAACATTGGGTTGCTTTCGCTCCCAAATTGTGACTGAATAAGTCTGCCAACTTGTTCAGTGTCTGAGAGTTTGAGTTCCGGCTCAAGCTCTTTTAATTTGCCCTGAAACATCCTGTCCATACCTACCTTTATCATCTGCCAATCTCTGTAAGAAATTCCTTTCAAGGCTTCTGCATATTTAATTGCATTCTCTGTTTTCATTCTTGTCCTCCTTAAGGTATAAATTCAATATCTCTAACACCTTTTCTCTGCTTAAGTTCTCTAATCAGCTCTTTATCCGAAAATTTGTCTAAGCCTTTATCTTCACGATTTATAAGTTCTACCAACTCATGTGCCACTATTGAAACCTGTTCGGCTGTTCCCTCTTTAGTTAAACGCTCAATATATCCGAGCAGTATCCTTTCTAAGGCTTCTTTGCTACTCTCTTTTTCATTCATGTTTATATATCCTCCTATTTACTTTCCCTCTAATCTCTCCTAAACTATCTATACAGGCTCTGCCAAGCCGAGTACTTAGAAAGGAGGGATATGAGTATTATGGGTAAAAATCAGTGGATTATACCTTATAAGGGATATTGGGCTGTTCGAGGTGAAGGAAATCCTAATGTTACTAAAGTATTTCTTGTTAAGTCTGATGCAATAGAATTTGCAAAAAAGACTGCCAAAAACCAACACAGCGAAGTATTTATTCTTGGTCGTAACGGCAAGATCCAATCTCGTAACAGCTATGGTAATGACCCCTATCCACCCATTGGCTAATCTTCATACACTGGTTTCATTCTGACCCTGTAACCTTTTATTACATCTATGTTGTCCATAGTAATTATCGCTATTGTTTCAGGGTCATCTTTTTCAGTTTCCACTATAATATTTACCCAACCTCTGATTTCTTTTTCCTCTTCCATATTCTCTCCTTAAAGCTTTAATTGCATTTATTGATTATGATATACTTGCTGATGAAGCCGATAAATTTATTTCATCATCTCGCGTAAATTAGCCGAACGTTGCCCGTACTCACGGGCAATTTCATTTGCCTCTGTTTGAATATCGGTTTCCTTAATCAACAATCCATCCATTGTCCAAAACTGAGTAATGTTTCTAAATGGATCCTCCGGTGTCCCTGCTCCCCTCATTGCAACTGTTCTTATTACCTGTATAACATCTACTGATGTAACTGCATCCGGTATAATATCCTTATTTGCCATTATTTTTTCCTCCTACCCAACCTTTTCTTCTACCTGCTTCCCTAAAAAGAGATTTACAAAGTACACTTGCCCTTTCCCTGTTACTTTTGTGGTCTTTGTTACTCTTACACTTCCGTCAGGATTATTTATTGTGCTTTCCTTTACCTCAAATAGACCTAATTCCATAGCATTTTGAGTTGGTAAGTTCTTACTGCTACCGGTCTTCATCAAGAAGCTTCTCTGTCTTAGTTCCTCAAACAGCCTCTTTTGCCCTGTATCATAGCCGTTTTGTTTCAGGAGCTTTGCAAGGTCTCCGATAAGTATTGATGTGTCACTTGCTGATACCGATTTTGCAAACAAGGCTAAGGGTTGCATCCTCTCATTTTCAGCTTCTAAAGCTTTCCTTGCTTCCCTCTCTTCTTTTAGTGCCTTGAAAGCCGCTATGGCTATATCCGGATTATCCAGTAGCTCTTCTTTAGCATATAAGCCGTGCTTGCGGATAGATGGAAGAACTTCTGAAGTTACCCACCTCTTAAATGCCTTTGCGTTTGGGAGCTTACTTGATAAGATTAAGCTGTATAAGCCAGACTCATTTATCAATACTCCCTGTGTCCCGTTAACGGTGAACGATTCGTTCAGCGTTTTATCATCGTCATCAATGTGGTCTCTTACAGCCTTTTGAGGATTGCTATATCCCAGCACCTCTGCCACATCTTTACCCACGAACCAAGGTTCGCCACCAATTTCCACTGTTCGGATTTCTCCAAACTCACTGTTTTTAAAAATCTTTAATTCATTCAATAAAATCACCTCCTAAGCTGTGCAGCTCTTTTTAATTCTTATGTTCTCAATTGGAATCTGATAAATCCCTACCAGTCTTTCAAGCTGAAATGCAGGGATTGCTACTTTTCCTTTTTCCCAATTCAGAATGGTTTGCTGTCCTACTTTCAACATTTTTGCTACTTCCCTTTGGCTAAGCTCTGCATTAACTCTTGCGGCCGCCAAGGATATTTTTAAATCACTTATAAAATCACCTCCTAAAATTCTCTTTATATATTTACTTTGCCCCTAATCCCCTTTAAACTATCTATACAAGCTATTGCAGTAGCTGAGTAAACGAAAGGAGGGATATGAGTATGACTAAAATCAGCCTAAAAAAGCACATTATTAATTCGCTTTCAAATCTTTCAAGTGACAAACCTGATAACTTAATAGGAAGTAACAAACTTGTTTTTGTAACTGCCGCTGGCATCATCTCCGGTTATCCATATGAAATTAACAGCAAATCTGATCCAAGCACATTCCAAGGATTAATGTCGATGTTTGCCGGTATTTCACTTGACGGATACGAAGAAAGCATTCAAAGCCTCAAAGATATCAATGAGAATGACGGCTTCATACTACTTAAAGATGTTACAATTAATAACGGGCCTTCAACTTTTTCTACACCAAGTTTTTTCCTGTTTTTTGATCAAGTAATTGCAGTAGCAATAGGTAATCCAGAGGCTTCTTAAAATCTGCCTTTATAGCCTTGTGTGTAGAACACATTTTCTCAACCCTGACTGTAACCTCCAACGTTTCATCAGGGTTGGACTTTCTTAGCTTTCTAACTGCTTCAACTATTCTTTCTACATCAGAGATACAGCTTGTTACTATTTCTATCTTTATCGGTTTCGCTGTCATACTTCCTCCCTTTCTAAACTGCCTCTTTTTCTTCCGGCTTTCTCTTTAAGTCCTCTGACATATTGCAAAAACTCATTCCGTCAGCCACACCCATAAGATACTTTTTTGCACCGTCATCCAACCTTTCGATAATGTCAATCAAATTAATGAGTACTGACTTATCTTCTTTACTAAGTGCCATGTTCTTACCTCCTATCTGAAAAATATTAAATACAATCCTATTACAATAACTGCTAATCTAAGCACATTTAGAATCAACTTTGCTATTTTCATCTTATTGCCCTTGCAATGAAGAAATGGTATAATCCAATCAGGTTTGAGGCTTTCGCCCCATTCCTGACTGTTTTTATTTATTTGATACTTTGAAGTATCATATGTATTACTGATATTAGAGTTCCAATCTCTAATGCCAGCCTGATGAGCTTTCCGGTTAAGACGGTGAGCTCATCAATGATTTTGTACCATTTCTTCATTGCATTTCTCCTTTCCTTTGCTTATGTAAACATTATAGTTCCTTTGAGTAACTTTGTCAATAGCTTTTTGTTACTTTAGGAAACTTTTTTCTTGACTTTTTTCCCCTTGTGTTTTATACTTCAATCATGGAGGTAGTTAATATGATAAGAAAGATATCATTACTTTTATTTACCTTACTTAGATTAGCTATTATAGTAGTCGGTCTGTTCCTGCTATTTATCAATGCTATATAGAAAGGAGGTAGAATGGGAGACAGGGTAAGAGAACTTAGAAAAACACTTGGACTAACTCTGGAAGCTTTTGGTGAAAAAGTAGGTGTTGGTAAATCTGCTGTTTCACGATTGGAAAAGGGAACAAATAATCTCACAGAACAAATGATTTTAGCCATCTGCCGTGAGTTCAATGTCAACGAAGAGTGGCTTAGAACCGGAAACGGTGAAATGTTTATAAAGCTTGACAGAGAAACTGAAATCGCCAGATTGACAAGGGATTTATTATTGGAAGAAGAAGATTCTTTTAAAAATAGAGTTATAGCGGTACTTGCAAAGTTGACACCCGAGCAATGGAAAGTACTTAGTGAAATAGCAGAGGGGCTAAAGAAAAAAGACTAGGACCCGCCGAAGCGGGATTTTTCCTAGTCTAAGAAAGCCTTTATGAGCTTGTAGATGTACCTTAATTGATTTTTATTAAGTCTATCTAAAAGTTCCAGTATTAAATTTTTATACTCATCTTCCACCTATAATCCTCCTTGACGCACTATTTAAGGTAGCGATAATGCAATTATATAGAACATATGTTCTATTGTCAATTATGATTTTTTATTTACAGGGAGTAGCATGGTGGTGTTTTGCAGCTAAAAAGAAAGGAGGACGTATTATATTATGAACATTGTTGCAGTGGACTTGTTCTGTGGAATCGGTGGGCTTACACATGGCTTAGAAGATGCCGGCATTCCTGTGTCTGTGGGTTTTGATATTGATGAAAGTTGTAGATTTTCCTATGAAAACAATAATAATGCAAAATTCGTATGTAAGGATGTCTCTACTTTAGCATCTAATGATATAAAGGCTTATTATCCTAAAAATGCAACTAAAGTACTTGTTGGATGTGCTCCTTGTCAACCATTCTCAAGGTACTCAGGTAAATATCGTAAAAATGGACATATGGATGATAAGTGGAGATTGCTTTACTCTTTTGCTTCAATTATAAAAGGATTTACACCGGAAATAATATCTATGGAAAATGTTCCGGGTCTAATGCAAGAACAAGTCTTTAATGACTTTAAAGTCTCTCTCATTAGATTAGGTTATAATATCGATGTTAATGTTGTAGATTGTGCATCTTATGGTGTTCCACAAAGCAGAAAAAGACTTGTACTGCTCGCATCAAGGCTCGGAAATATATCCTTAATCCCTCCACTGTATAAACCCGAACAATATATTACTGTAAGAGATTCTATAGGCCATTTACCTAAGATAAAAGATGGTGAAACTTCCGATATTGATCCGCTACATACATCAAGTAAACTTTCAGAACTTAATAAAAGAAGAATTATACAATCTAAGCAGGGTGGTACATGGAGAGATTGGGACGAAAGCTTAATCTTGTCCTGCCATAAAAAAAAGACAGGATTATCATACTCCTCTGTATATGGCCGCATGGAATGGGATAAACCTTCTCCTACTATCACCACTCAATTTTTTGGATACGGTAACGGCAGATTCGGACATCCGGAACAAAACAGAGCTATATCCATAAGAGAGGGGGCTATATTGCAGTCTTTCCCACCTGATTATATTTTTTACGACTCAAACAAAGTAAAAGTGAGAAGAGAAATTGCTGCTCATATAGGTAATGCCGTACCGGTAAAGCTTGGTCACGCTATTGGAATTAGTATTAAAAGACACCTTGAGGAGGTAGAAAATGGTCAAAAAGGCTAAGGATAGAGTAGCAAAAGATTTTAACTTAGTTAAGAAATCTTCAAATCAAATCAGTGAGAAGAAACAAGATATAAAATATGACACCAGAGATTATGTGGTTGAGTATTTAGTGCACAAATTTAAAGAGGAAGAATTTTACATACCATTAAGTTATCAGCGGAATTTTATTTGGACAAAGCATGACAAATGTTTTTTCATAGAATCTGTACTTATGGGATTGCCTATTCCATTTATGTTTTTCTCTGACACCTCGGACGGTAGAATTGAGATAGTTGACGGCGCACAAAGAACACAAACCTTAGTGGAATTCATACAAAATGATTTAGAGCTTAATGGTTTAGAGATACTTACTGACTCTAATGGTTTTACCTTTAAAGAATTAGATCCGGCTATTCAAAGAAGATTTTTGAATACAAACATACGAGTTGTATATTTAGAGCAGGGTACCACTGAATCAATAAGACAAGAAATATTTAGACGAATTAATTCAGGAGGAATGCAAATTAAACCTGCAGAAGTTCGCCGAGGTGCTTTCTTAGGTAAATTTAAAGATTTTTTGGAAGAATGTGCTGAAAACGAACTGTTTAAAGAGTTGGCTCCCAGAAGTGAAAAGACTGAAAATCGATACGAGGGTTTTGAACTTGCAGCCAGATTTTTTGCCTATTCAAATGCCTATCCAAGTTTTAGCAAATACAAGGGTAATGTGGCAAAATTTATTGATAACTATGTTGAATCACAAAGCAAAGTAGTGGAATCCAACCCGGGTATACTTCAATCCTGTAGAAATGATTTTGAAACTATGCTTAAATACGCACAATCAATATTAGGTGATCGTGGTTTTAGGAAGACAGCAACAGCCAAATCCGTACCAAGAGCCAGATTTGAGGCTTTATCTATAGGTATCTATGCAGCACTAAAGGAAAATCCACACTTGCCAATAATTGATGTTTCAAATTGGATTGACGGAGAAGAATTCTACGAGGTGACAAGTTCTGATGCAGCGAATAATAAATCTAAATTGATTGGTAGGATAAATTTTGTAAAGCAAAAACTATTGCAAGGTGATTCATGAGTGATTTTATAAATACTTATAATAACAGGAAACACGAAATACAAAACTTTATAATTTTTATGGAATACATAGAAAATACAGAGGTGAATGGAAGTGATTCCAAATTGCACGGTTTTATTCACTCTCCAGATAATGACTTGACTTACCAATCATTGATTAACACCA